GGTCCTGACCCGATGCAGACACACGACTTGCCCCGCGACTACTTCTGGGGCGTGATGAAGTACCCCGACTGGGTCAACACCCGGGAGGTCCCCTTCGTGGAGGTGGGGTCGAGCGCGGAGATAGAGCACCCCCACCGGTGGGGCGTGTCCCTCGTCGTCAGGCTCCTGTTCGGGAGGGCCTTGGTCGTCGGCCAGTGGCTCAAGCAGGCCCACACCGACGACGAGGTGACAGCCCACCTCGAACGGGCGGTGTCCGTGGACGCCTTCGGCATCACCGAGCCCGGCGATGAAGAGATGGCCGCCTACGGATACGACGCAGAGGGCGACGCCATGCGCCCGATTGGAGAGTGGTGATGGGACTCAAGGACCTGTTCAAGAGCGCGCCGGTCGACGTCAAGCAGAGCGTGGCCAGCCGCGCCCGGATTGTCCCCACCCACGGGATTCCAGAGTGGGTCCACCAGACCATCTCGGCCACCGGGGTCAACCTGCGCGACTACGAGCGCGAGCGGAAGGCTGGTGCCCTCGACGAAGCCATCATGAACGCCGAGACCACTCTGAGCCTGTTGCGCGTGCTCAAGGAGCGTGTCGAGGAGCCGTGAGCACACCCCCTGAGATTGTCGTACCACCGGGGTACAACCCCGACCGGATGGTGGACGACTTGGGGGACATGGTCATGCGAGTTCTGCTGGCAGCGCAGAGTGCAGGCAGACTGGAAGAGGTTCTGGACTCCCTAGAGCCCCACATCGAAGAGTTGAGGGACCGTGCCTGACATCGCAGAGGAGGCCATCAGGGACCTCAGTGACATGGACCCGATGTCACAGGACTGGCTCGACGCCATGGTCGTGCGCATCATCATGTTCACCGAGTTGCTCTCGGGCAAGGAGATGTTCGCCTACCAGCGGAACGTCGCCGCTCGCATCATCGAGTCCGTCATCCTCGGAGACGGCGGGAACATCACCTTCCTCTGCTCCCGTCAGGCAGGCAAGGCACTGGCGTTGGACACTCCCATCCTGACCACCGAGGGTTGGAAGACCATGGGAGACATCGCGGTAGGGGACTACGTGTTCGCTCCCGATGGCACCGCCACCCGTGTGAAGGTGACCTCGAACGTCTTTGAGGACCACGAGTGCTTCCGCGTGGGGTTCAAGGATGGCCAGTCCATCGTGGCGGACGCCGAGCACCGCTGGACGGTCTGGGACCTGCTGAAGAAGCAGGAGGTGACGCTCACCACACGGGAGATGGCGTCCTCGTGGGAAGGAACCGACGACCGGTTCCGCTACCGGTACCGCGTCCCTACAACCGCACCTGTAGACGAACCGGAGAAGGACCTTCCGGTTGACCCCTACCTGCTGGGGGTGTGGCTTGGGGACGGCTCCTCATACAAGGCGGAGGTGACGACAGCCGACCCGGAGGTTGTTGCGCACATCCGGGAGCAGTACGAGACCTCCTACGAGTACCCGGCTGGCGCGGCGACCACCTATGGGGTTCTGGGGCTGCACCCCATTCTGAAGAGCATGGGACTGGTACCGAAGGGGAAGCACGTCCCCGAGGCCTACCTGCACGGCTCTCCGAAGCAGCGGATGGCCCTACTACAGGGGCTGATGGACACCGACGGGTACGCCGGTGCGCGCAACCACATGGAGTTCACCACCACATTGTCCGAGGACTTTGCGGAGGACGTTCTATACCTCGTTCGGTCGCTTGGGTGGAAGGCCACCCTCCGCGAGGGTCGGGCGACGCTCGACGGCCGGGACTGCGGTCCGAAGTGGCGCGTGGCGTGGGTCGCCTACCGCGATGAACCCCCGTTCCGGCTACAGCGCAAGATTGACAGCATGCGTGAGCGGCCCACCGAGGCGTGGAGGTTGGCTCGAACCGAATCCGTGCAAGTGGTTGGGGTCACCCCTGTGGCCTCCGTGCCTACCCGGTGCCTCGGGGTGGAGCACCCCCGTCACCTGTTCCTAGCAGGACGCGGGCTCATTCCGACGCACAACACTGAGACCGTGGGCGTGACCATCTCCGCCCTGATGGTGCTGCTCCCCCGGCTGGCCCTCATCTTCCCCGACCACCTCGGCAAGTTCGCGCGGGGCGTCATGGTGGGCACCTTCGCTCCCACCGACGAGCAGTCCACGACGCTGTTCGAGCGCATCAAGGAGACTCTGACCAGCGACCGGGCCCGGGAAATCATGCTGGACCCCGAGATTGACGACATCCCCAACGACAAGGGCAAGGTCGTCCGCCTGAACAAGTCCAAGTCCTTCGCGCGGATGCACACCGCCCACCCGCAGGCGAAGATTGAGTCCAAGTCCTACCACATCATCCTCGGGGACGAGTCGCAGGACATCGACGAGCGGATGTGGAACAAGTCCATCGCCCCGATGGGTGCCTTCTACAACGCGACCAAGATAATGACAGGCACCCCTACTACTCACAAGGGCGTGTTCTACAAGACCATCCAGCACAACCGGAGGCACCAGACGCGGCGCGGGGCCCGTGAGGACCACTTCCAGTACAACTGGACGCACTGCGCCAAGCACAACGACAACTACGACCGCTACGTGCGCGGTGAGATGCTCCGTCTGGGCGAGGAGTCCGACGAGTTCCAGATGGCCTACAACCTCAAGTGGCTGCTCGACAAGGGCATGTTCATCGTCGAGGGGGTCTTCGACGCTCTCGGGGACGTCTCGATGCAGGCCGTGGACTCGTGGCGCCAGACCCCGCTGGTGGCGGGCATCGACCCCGCGTCCAAGCAGGACTACACCGTCGTCACCGTCATGTACGTGGACTGGGACCGCACCGACGGCTTCGGGTTCCACGACCATCGAGTCCTGAACTGGATGGAGACCAACGGCGACTGGGAGACCCAGTACTTCCAGATTGTGGACTTCCTGCGCAACTACTCGGTGGTCAAGGCCGGGGTGGACACGCAGGGCCTCGGGGACGTGGTGGCCAACCGACTGAGCGTCCTGATGCCCGACATCGAAATCATCGGGCTGGGCTCCAGCCCGGGTGAGCAGTCCAAGCGCTGGAAGCACCTGACGCAGTTGGTCGACCGCCGTCTCATCGGCTGGCCCGCCCACAGCCACACCCGGCGCCTGAAGAAGTGGAAGCGGTTCCGCCAGCAGATGATTGACCTTGAGGTCGAGTACCGAGGCCCGAACCTGCTCGCTGCGGCGCCTGACGAGGCCGGGGCCCACGACGACTACGGGGACTCGCTGGCCATCGCCGCGATGATGAGCACCGAGGACTTCACACTCCCCGAGATTCAGGTCTCTTCCAACCCGATGTTCGCGGGGCGCTAGGGGGGTACACCAAGCGCGTGATTCTCTCCGTACCTGTCACACTGCCCCTGTACCCTTCCCAACGAGACCACACTCAGGAGTAATCACCAATGGGTCCCACCGGTTCCGCATACCCGCCGGGCGACTACGCCTCGCCCATCGCCCCCACGCCGATGTACCCCGAGCGCAACGGCACCCAGTACGAGCGCAAGTACGCCGCCGCTGCTCCCATGCAGCGCGGTCCTCTGCGCTTCGAGGAGGGCGTCGCCACCGACACCGACATCCCGACTGACTTCCAGACGGGTGTCGTGCAGGGCTACGTCACCGCCCCGGGTCGCATCAACGCGAACGCGAAGGTCGACACCAAGTGGCCGGAGGAGACGGTGCGCCAGCGTGCACACGTCGGCTCCGCTGCGTGGGTCGAGGCCCCGACGTTCCTGAACGAGTTCTCCCATGGAGCCTTCACCCAGCAGCACGAGCGCCGGTACGAGCAGGCCGTCCGCGACGGTCAGCACTACAACCGCGCCAACGCCGCAGTCGTCTGGGACTGACAATAGGGGTCGAAGTCTGCTGGGTAGCAGCAGGCTGGACCTCTTTAAGCGGGGGTCTCAGGGGCAACCCGACCCCCGCTACCCCAACGAGCACCCCACCTACCAACGAATGGATCCCCCGTGAATAGCCATTCCGACGGGTCTCGTGAGGAGCGCTACCTCCACGGCGCTCGGGCTGCGGGGTACACCACGGCTCACGATGAGGTCATGCGGGGAACTCCTCCCTCTGACTCGGGGCATCCACCCCAACCAAGACCCGATGAATCCGGGTCCGCGCATGCCCCCGCTGAATCCTGACGAGTTCGGAGCCTGACATGAGCGGCAGCCCAGTGGTCCCCGACTTCGACGACGGTGTGCCCATCGAGGACAACGCCGAGCGCGAGGATGCCGAGGTCAAGCATCTACTCCCCCCGCCTGAAGAGGCACCCGCCGAGGACGACGACGAATGACGTACCGAGGCCATGAGACGAGAGCGTCGCTGGGCCTTCGCGCGCCTCGCTCGCGGTCGACCAACATCGACGCCTCGCGCGGAGGTGTCACGGGGCACTGGGCTGGTCCTGCGCAGAAGGTCTCCGCGCTCCTGTCGGGCCACACCCGCTGTCGGTACCTGTGGAAGACCTATCAGGACTACCACATGGACGGCCACGGGTGGGTCGACATCGCCTACACCGGGGGCGCGTGCGACCACGGCTACACGCTCGCTGGTCGTGGCGCGGGTGTGCGCACCGCAGCCAACGGCACCAATGCGGGCAACGCCGCGTGGTACGCCGTGTGCTGGATTGGCGGGCAGGGGGAGACCCCGACTGCAGACGCTGTCGAGGCCTTCTACGCCTTCAGGGCCATGCTCCGCCGTGACGGCAACGCCGGGGCTGGTGTCAACGAGCACGCGGACCACAAGGCCACGAGTTGCGCGGGCACATTCGGGGACGCCATCAAGAGGGGCGAGGTAGTTGTCGACCCCACCACACCAGACACAGAGGACGACGAGATGATGAAGCGCGGAGACAGTGGCGACGGGGTCAAGGCCTACCAGCGCCGTCTCAACCAGTGGGCCACGCAGGCAGGACGCCTGAGTGGCAAGACCCCCAGTGCGAGCGGGGACCTCTGGCAGAAGTGGTTGCACTACGGCATCGACGGTGACTTCGGTGGCACCACCGAGGGCGTGGTCAAGGAGTTCCAGACCGCCTACGACCTCCCGGCGACCGGCGCCATTGGTGGCGTGACCTCGGGCATCCTCGCCATGTTCGCCACGGGTGGCTCTGGTGGTGGCACGGGTGACGTCGGTCCGCGTGGCCCCAAGGGCCCGACGGGTGACAAGGGCCCGACCGGCGACAAGGGCCCGACCGGAGACAAGGGCGCCAAGGGCCCGACCGGAGACAAGGGCGCCAAGGGCCCGACCGGCGACAAGGGTCCCGATGGAGCAGGTGTTGCTCCCGGCACGCCGGTCAACGTCGTCATCAACGGCACCGTCGCTCCCTGATGCCAGAACTCAACGGCGACCAGTTCTCGCAGCCGAGGCTGCCGGGCATGGCCATGCGCCCCGGGGGGCAGCAGCACGTTGGGCAGGGAAACCCCGTCACTGACCCTGCTCGCCAGTCGAACGTCGATGACTACGAGAAGATTGGCGGTCACGGCGCGTGGGGGCCCGACGTGGACAGAGACACGTTGGTGGAGAACCCCCTGAAGGAGGAGGGCTCTGCCTACAGGGCCGCCGACTTCAACAGCATCCTCCAGAAGAACCCCGGGCCCTACGAGCGGGGCCAGCAGACGGAGTACATGCCTACGTGGAAGGCAGTCTCTGAGCAGGGCTTCGTCAACCCGGCTGCGGTGGACCACATGGCGGCCAACGCGAACACCAACGACTTGGAGCAGCAGCCAGACGTCACGTCGTACTACGACGGGAAGGCTGGGGAGGAGAAGTTCCTCGTCAACGACGGCCACCACCGCATCCTCGGCGCGCAGAAGCAGGGGAGGCTCATCATCCCCGTGTCGAACTACGGCTGGAGGGCTCCACACGAGCAGCGGGACGACTGGGTTCCCAACCGCTGAGGGCTCTCCTTGTCACCCGTCTGAGTACGGTGCTCCTCTACCCTCGGAAGCAACCGTGAAGGGCTTGCCACGTGGCTAATCAGATGTTCAACAGCGCGCGTGGCAAGTGGGCCTACTACGGCTTCTGGGCCGAGTGGACGAACCAG